CCGCAACAGAGGATGACTTATCTAACAATACGACAGATAATCTCAGTGAGGGCTCTACAAACCAATATTTCACAGATGCAAGAGTAATGACTGCACTAGAAACAGTTTCTGGTCATGTCGTTCCTTCGGCAAACGTTACATATGATTTAGGTTCAACTACTCACATGTGGCGTGATGTTTATGTCGGACCAGGTTCTCTTTTTGTAAATGGTAAGAAAGTTCTTTCTGCCGATACAGGAGAAATTAATATTACGACAAGTAATGATGAAAACTTAAACATTTCAGCAGGTGCTTCTGGTTCAAGTGGTGATGTTACAATCTTTTCAGCAGGATCAACTACATCAATTAACGATAATACAGTTAATCTTGGGCCATCACTCAATACTGCAACTGTAAATGTTCGTGGTAAGTTAGATGTTGTTAATAAAATTGAAATGGGAGACTTAGATTTAACATCAGGTCAAATCCACCAAGATTCTTCAAACGGCGACCTAACATTAAAAACAAACGGAACAGGCAAAGTTATTGCTGATACAAGCAACTTAGTTGTAGGCACACTAGCAGGTTCAAACACACAGATTACACCAACAGGTATTACTGGTACTCTAACAGGAACTGCTTCATCGATTGCAAATCATGACACAGATGCATTAAGTGAAGGTTCAAGTAATTTATATTATACAAATGCAAGAGCAGACGCAAGAGTTAATTTACAAACAGGCGCAAACTTAGATTTAAGTAACAAGTCAACAACCAACTTAACAGAAGGTTCAAACTTATATTATACAAATGCACGTGCAGACGCAAGGGCACAATTAAAGATTGATGCACTAGTAGATTCAGCACCTGGCACATTAGATACACTAAACGAATTAGCGGCGGCACTAGGTGACGATGCAAACTTTAGTACTACAGTAACAAATAGTATTGCTACAAAATTAGCAACAGCAGATTTTAATTCTACATTTGATACACGTTTAGGAACAAAAGACACAGACAATTTAAGCGAAGGTTCATCTAATTTATATTATACTGACGCAAGATTCAATACTGCCTTTGAAAATAAATCTACATCAGATTTAAGTGAAGGCACAAATTTATATTACACAGATGCACGTTTTGATACAAGACTTGGAACAAAAGATACTGACAACTTATCAGAAGGTTCAAGCAATCAATACTTTACAACAGCAAGAGCAAGAGCAAGTATTTCAGCAAGTGGTTCTTTAGCATATAATAGTTCTACAGGAGCACTTACATATACACAAGGAAATACTGATACAGTTGCAGAAGGTTCATCGAACCTTTATTTTACCAATGCAAGAGCAGATGCAAGAGTAAACAATGCAATTATTGATGAAGATGATTTTAGTTCAGATTCAGCAACTAAAGTCCCGTCACAACAATCAACAAAGGCTTACATTGCTACACAGATTCAAACAAAAGACAATTCAGATGAGATAACAGAAGGCTCAAGTAACTTATATTTTACAGATGCAAGAGCAAGAGCGGCTATCTCAGAAAACTCTACACAGTTATCATATAATGCAAGTACGGGTGTTCTAACATATACACAAGGAAACACAGATACAGTAAGCGAAGGTTCAAGTAATCTTTATCATACAACAGCAAGAGCAATCTCGGCAGTAGAAGGCGAAAGCACACTAGCATTAGGTGGAGCTGTAACAGTAACTGGTTTATTGACAGCTAACGATACACTTAAAGTAGAAGATGGTTTTACACAAACTTCATTTAACCCATATGGTGTAGGTGCAAATATGCCTACAACTGTAGCAGGGATAGGACAAGATGAGGGTTGGGCGGCTTTACATATTCGTAGTAGAGGCGAACACGACTTTGGTATAGGTTCACAATATAATCTTGTTCCAAGAGCGTTAATGGTTCTAAGTGCAGGTCGTAAAGACGGATCAAGTGATGACTATCTAAACAATGATGACACATTCGGCGCAGTTATGTATAACCCTTATTCGGGATACAGAACAGGCACAGAATGGTTAACACCTTCAGCAACAATCTATGGTGTAGCTACAGAGGATCACAGTGCATCAGGTATGGGAACACGTTTAGATTTCTCTACAACTGAAAATACAAACAAAGCTGGAGCGGCAGATTTAGCACACACAAACGGTGTTATAAGTTTTCAAGGCACAACCGTTACAAGTTCTGGAACACTAAAGATTGATGATGACTTACAAGTTACAGGTGATATCGGTAATAACGGTTCAGCAGTAGATTTTGATGACAATATAAAAATTACAGGCAATGTATCAAGCAAGACAACAACTATTGGTGACTTTGATAGTTCAGGTTCGCCAGCTTATGCAATGTCGGGTATTCAGCTTGACGCAGGAGACACTGCTTGGCCTTCAGTTGTATTCAAAGAATATGCAGGAACAGATGGCGGCGGACTAAAGCCCGTCAATCTATTTACAAACCCGGGATTTGAAACAGAAGTATTTGGTGGCACACCGGCATCACCAGCGGCTTTAGGTGGTGGTAAAAGAATATTAGCTATTAATGGTAACGCGGCAAATGGAGCAACACTACCAGGCTTAGCAAACATTCGTATTTTAGGTCAAACTGTAGGAACTCAATCTGGATCTAACAGAGGTTCGGAACTGATTTTTCAAACAACACCTGAAAATAGCACAAATATTTCTGCGACACTAAACATCAAAGAAGGTAATGTTATTCGTATCGGTAATGATAGCTATGATTCAGGTCATGGTATTATTGGAGCATCAGGCGGTGACTTAAAGTTAGGTGACAGATTAGATACAAGCGGCAACAATATTATCAACAGTTCAGGTGATGTAACAGTAGATGACAATTTAAAAGTCAATACTAACTTAACAGTAGATGGTAATACTGTATTAGGTAATGCAAACACAGACACTATTACAGCAAACGGTAAATTAACAGCCGTAAATGGTTTTGTTAATACAATATTAGACACAGCAACCGCTAACTTTTTAGCAGGAGCAGGTCTAATCGATGAAGGTGCAATGGCCTATATCAGTGACGGAAATGCCGGATCAAAATGTTTAGCTTTCTATGACTCCAGCAACTGGAAGAAAGCACATTCACCTGGCGATAACATCAGTAGTTCATAATGGAGAAATCAATGAAAGCACAACATATAGAACAAGCAAAAATCATTGGTAAAAGCCAGATTGAACAAGACATAGAAATAAAAGTAATTAAAAAAGATATTGAAACTATACGAGATAATCACCTAGTTCATTTACAACAGGATATTCGTAGAGTTGAAAATAAAGTAGATAAGATAGATAACAGAATTTGGTGGATATTAGGAGTCCTAGTATCTACACAAGTAGCAAGTATGATAGCAAATATGTTATAGTATCTACGATAGACACTGCATAAGCAGGTTTATTACGTAACCAACGGTAAAATGGGAGACAACGATGGCAAAAGAAAAAAAGGTGGGTCGTCCCGTCAAAGAGATTGACGAAGACCTATTGTATAAGTTAGCACAGATACATTGTACTATGAAAGAAATGGTAGACATTATCGGTGTTAGTGAAGACACGTTAAAACGTAGATATGCGGGTATTATAGACAAAGGGAAAGCAGAAGGCAAAATGCGTCTAAGAAGAAAACAAATTGAAGTAGCAATGTCTGGTAATCCAGCAATGTTAATTTTTCTTGGAAAGTGTTTACTTTCGCAATCGGAATCACCGGTAGCAGAACAAGATAAAATACTCCCTTGGTCAGACGATGCCACTGAATAAAGCACAACAGGCAGTTGCAGATTCAGATGCACGTTTTAGAGTGTTTGTTGCAGGAAGAAGAACAGGTAAAACCTTCTTTGCTATCAGAGAGTTGGCTAGGTTCGCAAGATACCCAAACAAAACAGTTTGGTATGTTGCACCAACTTATTCACAGGCAAAAAATATTGCGTGGGAGGCACTACAGAGTAAAATGACAAAACTAGGATGGGCAGATAAAATCAATCAGAACGAACTAAGCATTCGTTTAATTAATGGTAGTAAAATATCATTAAAGGGTTCTGACCGCTATGATACCCTTCGTGGTGCAGGCGTAGATTTTTTAGTGCTTGATGAATTTGCAGATATGAAAAGAGAAGGTTGGGAAGCTGTCCTGAGGCCAACACTATCTGCACAAACACCACCTGGTTCTGCACTATTCTGTGGGACACCAAAAGGCTTTAATCATTTTAAAGACCTTTATGATTTAGGACAAACAGATGATCCTGATTGGGCGTCATTTCAGTATACATCAATGGATGGCGGTAATATCCCAGAAGAAGAAATAGAACGTGCAAAAGCAGACATGGATAAACGTCAATTCGAGCAAGAATATCTAGCCAGCTGGGTTAACGTAAGTGGAAAAATCTACTACAATTTTGACAGAAAAAAGCACGTAGCAAAACAAGAATTTGATAAAGATGCACCAATACACATCGGGATTGATTTTAATATTGACCCCGAATCAGCAAGTGTGTGTCAAATAATTAATGGCAAACTACACCAGTTTGATGAGATTTCGATATACGGTTCTAATACAGAAGAATTAGCACAAGAGATTATGAACCGTTATGATAAAACAAAAGTTATTTGTTACCCTGATCCTGCAGGTCATCAGCGTAAGACCTCAGCTAACGGAAAAACAGATATTACTATTCTACAACAATACTTTAAAGTAGAAGCAAAAAGAAAACATGATGCAGTACGAGATAGAATAAATGCAGTAAATAGTCTTATGGAAAGTGCAGATGGAACAATAAGATTTTCAATAGACCCAAATTGTATGAATTCAATTCGTTGTCTTGAGCGTCAAGTTTATAAGTCCGGGACAGCAATCCCTGATAAAGACGGTGGCTTTGACCACCAAAATGATGCACTAGGTTATCTTGTGGCTCACATTGCGCCAATAACTAAACCAGTGAGAGCGATAGCAAAACCAAAACGATTTACGCACATGTAAAGGAACAGCACTATGGATTATGATAATATAATAAAAAAGCATAATATGTATAAGAAACATATTTACCGTTGGAGATACTACTATGATAGTTACTACGGTGGACAAGATTACCAACAAGGCCAATACCTAAGAAAGTATTTACAAGAAGAAGATGATGGCTACAATGAATACGGCAAACGTATTATGGGTACGCCACTAGACAACCATTGTCGTTCAGTGGTTGACACGTATAGTTCATTCATCTGGCGAGATACACCTCAAAGAGAGTTTGGTTCATTAGCAGATAATCCTGCTCTAAAGCCATTCTTAAAAGACGCTGATTTAGAAGGTCGCTCATTTGACGCTGTTATGAGAGAAGCTACTACACTTGCAAATATCTATGGTCATGTGCTGTTGATGTTAGATAAACCTGCAAGTGAGGCATCTACTCTAGCAGAAGAATTAGCACAAGGCATCAGACCATATCTTTCAGTTATTACACCAGAAAATATTATTGACTGGCATTTTGAAAGAATGGCAAATGGTCGTTATATGATTGACTATCTAAAACTAAAAGAGTTTGAAGATGAAGAAAAATGTATCTACAGAGTATGGACACCAGAAACAGTTGGTGTTTATGAAGTAGATGAAGAAAATGCAGAAATGGTTCTTATGGAACAGTACGATAATACAATGGGTCATATACCTGCTGTATTCTTATACGGACAACGTTCACATGAGCGTGGAATAGGCATCTCACAAATCGCTGATGTGGCAGATGTTCAGAAATCAATTTATAATGAACTAAGTGAATTAGACCAGATAGTTAGACTATCAAATCATCCATCAATCGTAGCTACAGAAGGTGTAGATTTAATGGGAGGTGCTGGTTCAGTTATTACTATTGAAGATAGAGATATTGATCCTGCACTAAAACCTTACATGCTTCAACCAAGTTCACAATCAATTAGCAGTATTTTAGAATCAATCAAAACAAAAACTGCAATGATTGACAGAATGGCTAACTTAAGTGCAATGCGTTCAACATCAAAAGCAACAGCATCAGGTGTTTCACTAAAGATAGAACGTGAGTTATTAAACGTTAAATTAGCACAGATAGCCGATAACTTAGAGATTGCAGAAGAACAAATCTGGCACCATTTCTTACACTTCTATGATGCAGAAGGACACTTTGATGGCGTTATTGATTATCCAGATAACTTTGATATGACTGATACATACACCGAACTAGACTTCTTAATGAAAGCAAGTGCGGCACCAGTATCAAGTAGTCAGTACTCTACAGAGATTGCAAAACAAATTGCACGTATCACAATAGAAGATGAAGAAGCAATGGATACTATTATTAAAGAAATTG